AGTGTAAGCAGTGGTTAAACAATGAGAAGATGAATCAATATCTCAGACCACGCACACTATTTAGCGAGAAGTTTGAGGACTACTTAAACGAGGCACCAGCTAGAGTGAATAGAAATGTATCGTCCGGACAATCTTTTACAGAAAAAATGGAAGAATTGTTTGGGGACGATTGGAGAGCTAAATATGAATAATTATGAATTAGAGAAAACTATCATTGCAGCACTGCTAAATGATTTTGATAAAGCTCAAACAACTCACTTAAATAGCGAATGGTTCATGATAGACGATTTCAAAAAGATATTTGAAATCCTAAACAATTTCGGAAGTCGTTTAGATGGCATTATGGAATTATTCGCGAAATTACAAGCAGAGTCTAAAGGGCAAGGAATCAACTACGAAAGATTACTGGACATCCAGAAAGGTTATCTAGTAGGTACAAGTCTTGATTATTTGGCAAACGAACTACACCTAGCATTTCTCAGATTACAATTTTCAAAATTAACAGCAGAGCACAGCAAATTTCCAACCAAGAAAACAGAAGCACAAATGCTTGAGATTTTAAACATTATGAACAAACTCTCTAGAAAACAAAATGCTGGAGATTTGGAAGAGACATTCAAACAATTCGAATATGAATTAGAGCATGATGTTAATGTGGGTATTAAAACATTTAGTTGTTTAAATTACGCATTAGGCGGTGGATTAAGGCCAGGAATGCTGGTAACAGTAGGTGCTAGACCATCCGTAGGAAAAAGCGCGTGGGCGATTAACCTTATAGACAGAGCATTTGACAATAACCAAGGAATGAAAATTGATTTATTTAGTTTAGAAATGTCAAAAAAAGAAGTCTTTGGAAGATTCGTCGCAAGACACGGGAAAATAGACACTTACTATCTTAGTCAGAAAAATAAAATGCTTAACGCGCAACAAAAAGATGACGTACGTAAAGTAATTGAAAAATTTAAAAATAGAGACTTTAAAGTTTATGACACAGTTTCAGAATTAAATCATATTTTAGGAATTATAAAAGAACGGTCATCTAGTTGTGAGAATGGTAAATATTTAGCAGTTATCGATTATGTTGGGCTGATTAAAGTTAACAATAATCGTGATAGAAGATTGCAAATCGAACAAATTACAAGAGAGTTAAAGAATCTTGCTAATGAATATCAAGTGCCAATGGTTATCCTCTCTCAATTATCTCGTGGAGTAGAGCAAAGACAGGATAAAACTCCAATGTTGGCAGACTTGAGGGAATCAGGCTCTATCGAACAAGATTCAAACGTTGTATGCTTTCTAAGCAACGATGAAACAGAAGAGAATCACGAAGGCTATCAACGAGTTAAATTTTCAATTAAGAAAAACCGTGAAGGTGATCTGATGGATGCTACCTTTAAATTCTACAAAGCGAGAATGGATTTTTCGGAGGAGTTCAAATGAATGCTAGAGAGTTTGAAGTCATCATGAAATCTGAAGGATTAGAAGTGAGCAAAAGTGTATTGATTATGTTGCAAGAAGCTAAGAACTGTCAGAAAAACATCAAAAATATGAGCATGTATCAACATCTTCCATATGCTGCAGAATACATTGAGAAACAGAGAGAATTGAAAGACAAAAGTATTTGGCATGCAATAGGAGTAGCACATTTAGAAAAGAAATACGGATTTAGACTTATTGAGGATAGAAACGAAGCCATAATTGCTACCTTTCAAACTTCCGACCCTCAAAATGAAGTGGCTAAGGAAGTCAGAAGACATATAGAAATTATGGCAGAACTGGAGAAAGAATATGGCATTTGTAATTAAAAGTAGAAATATGTATTTTTCAGGAATTGTGGATTATACGACAGCCACTGGATATTTAGATAAAAATCATCCAATTAAACTTCATCAATTCAAACCTACACAGAATAAAGCAATGATTTTTAAGGATTATTTTTCCGCACAAACTTTTATGACAGATCATGGAGTTAACGGACATATATTTAAACTTGATTCAATTCGAAAGGTAGTGAGTAAGTAATGAAAACAAATCAATTATGGGTAATATTTTGGCAAATCATAACATACACGATTTTAATGCTTAATGTGTTTGGAATCAGCCGAATTCATATTGCGTTTTCCGTCGTAACATTATTTGCTGGAGCAATTGCAGGATATGAGAAAGAAAAGGAAATCAGAAGTCTAATTAAAATGGACGCTAAAGAGTTCGAAACATATTTAAAAAGTCATGAGGAGGATAACAATGGAAGATAAAAAACAATCATATTTTGGTGAAGTCGG